CAGTGCCACTCATCTTGCTACCCAACAATCAATTAAAGCTTACGTAGATGCTGAAGTAGCCGCTATACCTACAGGAGATATTACTTCTGTGGTTGCTGGTACAGGTATGACAGGCGGTGGTTCAACAGGTGCTGTTACACTTAACGTTATTGGTGGTGCAGGTATTACTGCTAATGCTGATGACATTGCTGTAGATTCTACTGTTATTACAGGTCAGACTGCAGAATCTTCTGTAGACGCTTCTAATGACTTAATATTAGTATATGATAACTCTGCTACTGCACTGCGTAAAGTTACTGTGTCTGCTATTAATGCTGCAGCAAGTGGACTTAGTGCAGTTGTAGATGATACCTCACCAGAACTAGGTGGTGACTTAGATGTTTTAGCAAGAGACATTGTTTCTAGTTCCAATAGAGACATTGACATACTACCTAACGGTTCAGGTAAAGTTAACCTTGACGGTGATGGCTCTAGCGGCGGTGTTACAATATCTGATGGTCTCGTAGATATTCGCACAGGCACAGGTACACGTTCACAGGTTAAGTTTTATTGTGAAAGCAGTAATGCTCATGCACAGACAATTCAACCACAGCCACACTCTGCTGGTGTAACTAATACACTTACACTACCTGCAGGTAGTAGTCAGGAAATTGTAGGTACTACAGCTACACAGACACTTACTAACAAGTCTATCGTAGCTACACAGCTTACAGGCACAATTGCTAATGCAAGACTAGATGCACAACTACAAGATGTAGCTGGACTAGCAGTAACAGATGGTGGTTTTATTGTAGGTGACGGTTCTAACTTTGTACTAGAGACTGCAGGTACAGCACGTACATCACTTGGACTGGGAACTGCAGCAGTTACTGACACAGGAACCTCTGCTGGAAATACTGTAGTTTTAGACGGTTCTGCTAGACTACCAGCAGTAGATGGGTCACAGTTAACTAACCTACCATCTACAGGTGCAACTGCTGGCTTTGCAGTGGCGATGGCAATTGCCTTATAGTTTTTACTTGACAAATATATAAAAGTATGGTATAATTATACTTAATCTTACTAGGAGAAGATATGGCACAGGATTTTGAAAGAAACATTGCAAGGAATGTTGGTACGAGTGAAGTCGTTTTACGAACTGCTAACTCCGATGATGCTCTTATTGGTATCAATATCGCTAATGTTACAACTACCCAAATCTTAATGGATGTATACATTACTGGCGCAGGTGGCACTGATGATTACTTTATCATTAAGGATGCCCCAATTCCAGTAGGTTCAGCCTTACAGGTCTTGGATGGTGGAGCAAAGGTTGTAATGCAATCTGGCGATATACTTAACGTAAAGAGTGATACTGCATCAAGCGCAGATGTTTGGGTTTCCGTAGTCGATACCATTAGTTCATAAGGAATAAATAATGCCGTATATTGGTCAGAAAGTTCCGGGTTCCTACCAAGCTACTAAAGCTGTGCAACGCTTTAATGGTGACGGTAGCGATACCACATTTACATTGACTACAACAGTATCTTCTGTGCAGGACGTGCTGGTGTCAGTTGATGGTGTTGTACAGGACACAGCAGCTTACACTATTCCTGATGGCACTACACTCACATTTACTGCTGCCCCTTCCTCTGGTACAGGTAACATCTTTGTAAATTACCTAGCACCCCAAGCTGGTACAATCACACCACCCGCTGAGAACAAGGGTAACTTCAAGGCTGGTGGCTTGTTCCGTACTAACGCACAATCCCTCACAGCAAATACAACCATCCTAGCTACAGAGAACGCCAATGTAACTGGTCCGTTTACTGTGGCTTCTGGTGTTACATTAACCGTTGAAAGCGGTGGGACATTGGTGACGCTATGAGTACATTAAAAGCAGATACCATACAAAGCACAGGCGGTGGTGCGGCTACGCTGACGAAGCAAGAGGCGGCTAAAGCATACGTTCTTTTTAATGGAACAGGCACTGTTGCAATTAGAAAAAGTTTTAATTGTTCTAGCGTGACAGATAATGACACAGGTGATTACAGACCAAATTGGACAAGCGTGTTTGATTCAGTAAATTATATTAATGCGGGAAGTTGTATTGGGTCTCCTGAAACAAATGGCGGCACGTTGGCTTGTCTTTTTGGTTCTGGTGATACAGGTTTTGCCGCTGGGTCAGTTGATTTGTCCACACGAGATGAATCGGGTAATAGGTTTGACGTTTCTTACGTTCATTTAATTTCATTTGGAGACCTAGCATGAGTTTAATTAAAACAGACGCAATACAAACTCTTGCTGGCAAGCCTATTGTAAACAGCACTGGCTCTGTGTTGCAAGTTGTAAGCACAGTTAAGACTGATACATTTAGCACAAATTCAACTATGGCAGACGTTACTGGTTTATCTGTAACAATAACGCCCTCATCGTCATCAAACAAAATTTTGATACTGGTTCAAATAGGGATTGCTGGTGAAGATTCTGGCACTGGAGTAAGACTGTTAAGAGGTTCAACAAACATTCTCATTGGTGATACTGCTAGTTCACGCAGTCTTCATAGTTCTACAGGTCAGTACATGACCTCAAGCAGTCCACATCAATATAATATAGCTAATACACCTATTATGTTTTTAGATAGTCCTAACACCACAAGCGCAACAACATACAAAGTTCAAGCAGGTAACATAGGCGCATCTGTCGCAACTTATGTAAATATGACAAGATACGACCTAGATAACGGCAACGCATCTAGGTCAGCTTCAACAATCACAGCTATGGAGATTGCAGGATGAGACATGAAGCAATAAGAAGTCTCCATGCAAATGTTGTCTCTATAAATGGTGATGGCAACAATGCTGTAGCAACAGATAAAGATGGCAAGGTAGTATCTTGGGATGCAGATGCAGTGGCAACAAAAGAAGCTGAACTTATCACTGCATATAAGCTGAGTGAACTACGCACAGAACGTAATCGTTTAATTGCTGAAACAGACCATTGGGTTTTAGCTGACACTACAGACGCTACATCAGCACAAACCAAATATCGCCAAGACCTAAGAGACATCACTAAGTCTGCCACATCTTTAGATGACGTAAGCTGGCCGGAGAAACCATAATGGCACTAGGAAAAATCAAAGCAGATACCCTAGAACACAGCACCGCTGGGTCGCTTGATACGCAGTTTGTTGTAAGTGGCACACCAAAAGGGTTTTGCCATTTTAATCAAGCAACTCCTGCTATTATTAACAGTCTTAATGCTAGTTCTCTAACAGATAGTGCTGCTGGGGTAGGTTCAGTAAACTGGACTAGCGCAATGAGTAATGCAAACTATACTTGCACTACAGGAAACAAAACAGTTGCTGACACCAATCCTTATGCGGTGGTCTTAAATGATGATTTTGCTTATGTAACAAGGACTGCTTCTGTATGGCCTTTTAACAGTGTGTATATAAGTGGTTCTGATAACGCAGCATTTGATTCTAGTTCAGCTATATGCAGCGCAATGGGAGACCTAGCATAATGCAGACACCAGAGTTTCAAGGCACACATCTATTTGACAGACTATGCTGGGCTAAAGAAAACCTAGACGGTGTACAGTCTGACTATCGTGTAGTGTACGAGGACAGCATAGACGAATGTGCAAAGATACTTGTACCTGACCCTAACTGGATGGCTTGTGCGCTACAGGGCGGCATCCTACCACCAGTGCAGGTATATTGGGAACTAGCCAAAGATGAAGCAAAGCCTGACTTTGTAAAGCATACCAGAGGACACTTGCTACATAACACAAAGCCTGTAGAGGCTATGACAGAAGAGCAAGCAATAGAATACCTAATTATGAAAGACTGCCCACAGCATGTGTGGCGCAATTGGAATGAGGGCAACAAACCAAAGATGGTTATATGCCGTAAAGAACAGTTACCAAGCACACGTGAGTGGCGCAATGCTTGGAAGATAACTGAGGAACTTAGCGTCACTGAATTAGCCGCATAAGGAGAAACCTAATGGCAACAACATACATCGTAGACAAGGACGGGAATCAGATTGATGCTTCAACTGCAACTGTCCCTTCTGACCGTCACTTTCGTGGTGCATGGTCATTGAACGGCAAAGTTATATCAGAGGATATGACTGCAGCCAAAGTTATCTTTAAGGATAAAATTCGTGAAGTACGTGCGCCACTGCTTGATGCAGAAGACGTAGTATACATGAAAGCATTAGAGGCTGACGATGCTGATGCAAAGACTGCTTCTGTAAATAAGAAGAAAGCACTGCGTGATGCACCTGCTGCTTCTGCAATTACTAGCGCAGACACAATCGCAAAGCTAAAAGCAGCTTGGGATACAAGCGTACTTGGCGATAGCCCTTACGCATAAGGAGATAGACGGTGGCATTAACTAAGGTTGGTAAAGAGGGTATCACTGGCATTTCCAATTCTAGTAATGCCACTGCTATTACTATTGATTCGTCAGAAAATGTGGGCATTGGAGTTTCGCCCACTGATATTTTACATGTTAAGGACAGTGCGTCTACAAATGTTATCATTGATGCACCAACCGACAATGCCAGTCTCACTTTACAATGTGGTTCGTCTGACAGCGGGGCAGAGGGTGCTTTTGTACAATTTATACAAAACACAACCTCTAAATGGCAGATGGGTATGAATACTAACAACTCGTTCAGGTGGTATAATTACAATACATCTAGCGAGGCAATGCAAATAGACAGTAGTTCAAATTTGTTAGTAGGGACTCAACAAGTAATTTTTGGTTCGTCTGGTGTTGGTGGTGTTCAAATTGGTGTCTCTTTTATTTCGATTGGAAAACCTGACACTGGCACAAACACACATATGTCTTTCAATAACGGCAACGGACAGGTTGGTGCTATTACAACTGCTGGGAGTTCAACAAGCTATGGCACATCCTCAGACTATCGCCTTAAAACCACAGTCACCTACGACTGGGATGCAACCACACGCCTTAAACAACTAAAACCCGCACGATTTAAATGGATTGCTGACGGTGATGACGCTGTTTTTGTAGATGGTTTCCTTGCACACGAATGTGGGGCTGTACCAGAAGCAATTACTGGCGAAAAAGACGCAATGCGTGATGAAGAGTACGAGGTCAAACCAGCGGTGCTTGATGATGATGGCAACGAAGTAACGCCAGCGGTTATGGGTACGCGGTCAGTGCCGGATTATCAGAGTATAGACCAGTCTAAACTTGTTCCACTGCTGGTCAAAACAATACAAGAATTAGAAGCCCGTATCACGGCATTGGAGAACGCATAATGCCATACATAGGTAAATCCCCAGCAGTAGGTTTCCGCAATCGCTTTGTATATCAAGCGACAGCAGGACAGACTAGCTTTAGTGGCAGTGATGCCGACAGTAAAGTATTATCCTATCAGGATAGCCTATACTTAGACGTATATCAAAACGGTGTCCTACTCAAACCCGGTACAGACTACACAGCCACCACAGGCACAACAGTCGTGCTGGTCACAGGGGCAAGCCTCAATGACGTAGTTGAGATGATTATATATGACACCTTTTCTGTAGCCAACAGCTACACTAAGGCAGAGGCTGACACACGCTATCCATTCTTAGGCAATGACAGCATCATCCGTACTAATGGGCAGACCATTACTGCTGACATAACAATCAGTGCGACAACTAACGGTGTATCGGCTGGGCCTATCACACAGGACAATGCCACTGTCACTGTTAACGGATATTGGAGTATCGTATGACCAGTGTATTGAATGTAGATACTATTGCAGACAAGGCTGGCACTGGTCCTGTTGTGTTGACGAAGCAGAGTGCGGCAAAGGCGTGGGCAAAATTTGATACAGACGCTGTTATTGATGAAGGTTTTAACGCCAGCAGTGTAACTGATAATGGAACAGGAGATTTTTCTCTTAGTATTACTAACAGTATGAGTTCATCTCTTTATAACGCACTAACAAACTGTGGAAATGCTAAACATTTTCAAAGTAGTGAGGGTTCTAGAACATCAAGTCTTGGGAAAATATTAACATTTGACAATTCTCATAACGCTAATGATGTAAATGATTTGAATATTACATTTAATGGAGACCTCGCATAATGGCTAGTATCCTTAAAGTAGACGCAATGCAGGGTGTAACATCGGCTGGTGACATCACCGTGACTGATGGTGCTGCCACGTTCAATATGCAATCTGGATTGAACAAGATGTGGATTGCTTATGACGGAGTAAACAACAGTGTATTTGCAAGTCTTAATGTTGGAAGCGTAACGGATAATGGGACAGGAAATTACACCTATAATTTTTCTAATAATTTCAATGCCGCAGAGGAGTATTCTTCTGCTATGAGTGTGGTTTTACAATCATCACCGTCTATGGGTTCTTACACCACCCACGGTGACGCAACCACTACTGGTGTTAAAGTTCATCCTTCTCGTAACACAAGCGGGACTAATCTTGATGTAAATAACACTACTATGAACTGTTGTGGGGATTTAGCATAATGGCAAGCGAACTTAGAGTAAACACATTAAAGGATGCCAGCGGTAATAACAGCATTGCTACTAGCTTTGTGGCGGGTGGATGCCCAACTTTTGCTGTAAAAGGGGCTACTGATGCCACTCCAAATAATTCACTAAATGTAAGTGGTGGGACAGATAATGGCACAGGAGACTATACTTATGCGATGACTAGCGCATTTGATGCGGAAGGGGAAGAGTTTCCAGCAGGATGCACTTCTATGGGAGTAACAGGATTTGCAAGAATTAAAACAGGCACAACTACAGCGAGTGCTATAACAATACTTACTCTTAGTAGTTCCGCTAGTGCTTCTGATATACAACACGGTTGTTTAATAGCGGGAGACCTAGCATGAGTAAAGCAGCAGAACTAGCCGCGCTGATTGGTTCGCAGTCGGCGTTGTCGAACAGGAACTTAATTATTAACGGTGCGATGGGGGTGTCACAGCGGGGTACGAGTGCTGTTACGGCTAGTGGAAGTGGGACTTTTTCTTTAGACAGATTTAAAGCGTTTCAAAATGGCGATGGCGGTTTTGATGTTAGTCAATCAACTGTAGCACCTACAGGATTTAATAATAGTTTAAAAGTTGATGTAACAGGTGCTGATGCGTCAATAGACGCAGGTGCTTACAAACTGCTATATTACAACTTTGAAGGTCAAGATATGAGCCATCTTGAGTGGGGTACATCAAACGCAAAGACTATTACTCTTAGTTTCTGGGTTCGTAGCACAACTACAGGCAACCATTCAGTAGGTATTAGAGGCGGTGACGCATCGTATAATGCCTATATGACAACTTATAATATTGCCGTTGCTAACACTTGGGAATACAAAACGGTCACTATTCCCGGAGACACCACAGCGTCCTTTACTTATGACACAGATAACACACTTTGGGGTGTGCTTGTATTTTCCTTTGCTACAGGTTCAACATACACTGTTTCGTCAAACAACACTTTTCACGCAGGTAATTTTATTCAAGCAACTGGTGCAGTTAATCTGTTTTCTAGCGCATCTAATGATTGGTACATTACAGGCTTACAGCTTGAGGTAGGCGAACAGGCCACATCGTTTGAACACCGAAGCTTTGGCGATGAGTTGGCTAAGTGTCAGCGGTATTTTTTCCAACTAACAGACATTTCATCAGATGGTGCTGGTACGTTTGGACAGAGATACAATAACGATACTGCTAAACGAACAATTGAAATACAATACCCGACAACCATGCGCACATCTCCTACGCTTACGACCACTTGTCCAAACACTATTGATGCCGCTTACATACAACCTGATGGCTCTACCTCTGTGATTAGCGGCGTTAATGTTGCCTATGCAACTTATTTTACTGCTTTTGCAGCATCTGCGGAGTTATAGACATGAACATTAAAGCTGCACAATACTGTCGAGACATAAACGATACAAAGAATATATGTGTAAAAGCCACCATTGATGGTACAGAAATGTTTGTACCCCTTGACCCTGCCAATACACACTACGCAGAAATCATGCGGCAAGTAGCGGCTGGCACTCTAACCATTGCAGACGCTGACTGATGGACTTAGTACACATCATAGATACCCTAATCGGTATAGTAGTCATGGGCGGTGCTTGGTATCTTAGTGGTATGACTAAAGAGATGAAGCGCATGGACATACTGATGAATAGAACACGTGAAGAGTATGTCACACGACAGGAAGTACGTGAGGACATGAGCCGTGTTATGGAAGCATTACATCGTGTAGAAGACAAGTTAGATAGGGCATTAAATAAATGATGCAGTTTAAAGCGTTTAAACCACAAGCCATGAATAAGATTGCTCAAGCTATGGGCTATCAGGGTGACATGGGTCAGTTCCAACAGTATATTGAACAAGACCCTGCACGACAGCAGCAGATGAATATGTATACTAATGCTGCACAGAGGATGGCACGAGGTGGTATGGTTAAGAAGATGGCTGTTGGTGGTACTACAACTAATCCGTCAGGGACACAAGCTGCTACACCTACAGTAACTACACCTACACAAGCAGTAAAGGATGCTGATGGTAATATTGTAACACCCGGTGTAGCCCAGTATACTACAGAACAAATTTTTACACCCGGTGTACCTGTAGGTGGTACAACTATTGCTGCTGAAACACAGACAGATACATCACAAGATGTAGCTACAGGAACAGGTCAAGTAACTGGTCAGGTTGCTGTGCCTACTGCTATGGCTGCGACAGCACAGGCTGCACCTGTAGCACAGACACAAGCTAATGTAATGCAAGCTGCACAAGCGGCTCCTGCAGTAGATGCAGCTATGCAAGCTACACAGGCGGCACAGGCTAACCCAAATGACCCTCGTGCGCAAGTAACTGCAGCGCAACAAACTACTTCATCTGTAGGTAATCTACAAGCAGCGCAAGGTAACGCTTCCCTTATAAACAATCCTGTACAACGGCAGATACAATCAGGCGAATTAATTTCTGGTGCTGCTGACGCTGCTGTAGCCGCTAACTTTACTGAACAGATACAGGCTGCACAGACTACGCCTACACAAGCAGCTATGGTGCAGGGACAACTAGATGGTTTAATGCAGCAGTTTGTTGGTGGTAATACACCAGCATGGGCAGCAGGTGCTATCCGTAATGCCAACGCAGCAATGGCTGCACGTGGTTTAGGTGCATCATCTATAGCTGGTCAGGCTATCGTACAGGCTGCAATGGAATCAGCATTGCCTATTGCACAGGCAGATGCACAAATACAGGCACAGTTTGAAGGACAGAACCTATCTAATAGACAACAGATAGCTATGCTTGCAGCACAGCAACGTGCTAAGTTCATGGGTCAGGAGTTTGACCAAGAGTTCCAAACACGGGTACAAAACTCTGCACGTATTGGTGATATAGCTAATATGAACTTTACTGCTGAACAGCAGGTACAGCTAGAGAACTCTCGTGCTACTAACACTATGAACCTAAACAACCTGTCTAACTCACAGGCAATGGTCATGGCTGAAGCATCTGCTCTGGCACAACTGGATTCACAGAACTTAAATAACAGGCAACAGACTGCTGTACAAAATGCTCAGTCCTTTTTGCAGACTGATATGGCTAACTTATCTAATAGACAACAGACTGAATTATTTAAATCTCAGCAGAGAGTGCAGTCTATGTTTACAGACCAAGCTGCTACTAATGCTGCGTCACAATTTAATGCGTCAAGTCAAAATCAAACAGACCAGTTCTTTCAAAATCTTTCGTCACAAGTATCACAGTTTAATGCTACACAAGCTAATGCACAAGCACAATTTAACGCAGGTCAGGAAAATACTGTTGAAAGATTTAACGCTGAGTTAAACAATCAACGAGACCAGTTTAATGCTCAAAATCAAATAGTGATTGCACAAAGTAATGCACAGTGGCGTAGACAAATTGCTACAGCAGATACTGCTGCAATTAATCGTGCTAACGAACTTAATGCCAATGCTATTTTAGACATAAGCAAAACAGCGTATAATAACTTGTGGAATTTCTACGGTGACACAATGGAGTGGGCATGGAAATCAGCAGACAATGAGTTAGATAGAATGAATAATCTGGCTATAGCTGAATTAAGTGCAGATGCACAGGCAGATGCTGCTGCGGCACAAAGAAGTTCTTCTTCAGGTAGTGCTTTAGGTAGTCTTATAGGTACACTAGGTGCTGCATGGATTACTAAATGCTGGGTAGCCAGAGAAGTATATGGAAGAGATGACTATACTTGGATAGTGTTTCGCAACTGGATGTTTAACAAGGCACCTAAATGGTTTGATAGATTATATACTAAACATGGTGAGCAGTTTGCACACTATATTAGCAACAAACCTATTCTTAAAAAGTTAATTAAATTTGGAATGGATAGAGTAGTAAAAAATCATAAAATGGAGTATAAACGTGCCAATCACTAATCCCGCACCAATAATGTACACTAATATGGCAAAAGCAGCAGACGCTATGAATGAACAGCGTTCTGTTCCTACACAAAATAAAGGTCTTTTGAGTTCGTCAAAAAGAATGGCGAATGAGCCTAAAGCTGGTAAACTAAAATCTGGTGATATTGCTATGTTATACTTTGAATCTATAAGAAAGAAACGTGAGGAAATCCGAAATGGATGAAGATGTGATGCTTGATGCCCCGATTCCGGGTCAGTCTATGTTAATGGAACTAGGCTCTCGTCCGTGGCAACAACCTTCTCAAATGTCTACTGTTGAAGAAGCTATTGACTATTACGTTACCCGTATAGAAACAGAAGAAGTGTCTACACAATTACTTGACGTATTGGAGATGGGTGTACCTGTTACTACAGTAGCTAATGCCATGCAATCATCTAGCGTTATGGAAGGTAAACATACTGTTGACGTAGGTATGCTTGTACTACCTGTGCTTATTGAATTAATTAGTTTGATTGCTGATACAGCTAATATTAAATATACATCAGGATTAGAAGGTGACAATAGAGTTCGTGGTTCTTTGGTAGATAAAGCTGTTATGAAACTAGATGCTAAGAAGATTGAAGAAAATGTAGATGAAGAAGAACCAGAAAATAAAATGGTTATTGAGGAAATGAAAACCGCTGCTGATAAACGTGCGGGTGGTCTAATGGCACGGAGAAACTAATATGGGCTTGTTTGGTCTTGGTGACTTTGGCACAGGTTTTGTTGAAGGATTTGCTAAATCTGCAAACGAGGCTCTTAAAGCAGACTTAAAAAAAGTTGATTTAAGGGTTGAGAAAGTTGCAGAAGCAAGGATGAAACGTGCGCTTAAACAACAAGAAGAACGTGCAGAAGAGTTAGAAGAAATTGAGGATGCTTTAGAACAGGGTAGGTCTTTGTTCGGTACTGATGACCCTCGTTCTGCTCAATACGCTGCTAGTCTGCTAAAGCAAGAAGGTAGTTTAGCCTCTTACAAGAGTTTAATTTCACGTCTACAAGAGCAAACTAAAAATAGTAGCGTTAACCTTACTGACTACATACAGAGGGCAGAGATTGATTCTCCTACTGGAACTATAAGTGACTACGCTAAGTCTTTTCAGGGTGCAGCTAAAACCTTACCTAGTTATAAATTACCTGATGATATTGAGAGTGCAGGTGCTGGTAGTTTACTTAGTGCTATTGGCCTAGACCAAGATGTTAGCGGTCAGATACAACGTAACGTGTCTGAACAACTTGCTGCTGAAGGAATAACTGCAGAAGAATTGCCTAATATTGACGTACCTACACTAGCCTTTGATATGGAAGGTGTAAGGATGTTTAACATGACACCTTCTGAGCGTGTTACATTTATTAAACAAGAGCTAGCGAGACCGGGTAATACTGAAGAGCGTAAACAGGAATTACAGGGAGACCTTCAGGCAGGTTTACTAGCAGCAAAAGAAACTGGTGATGATGTCACTCAACTTAACAGCATAGATATGCAATTAGGATATGAGCAAGACCCCAAAATAATAGCTGGATTACAGGCACAAAGGAAAGATGTAGACAGGCGTATAAAACTTAAAGCTGCTACAAATGAAAAAGACAGGTTACTCCTTCAATCTAGTTTTGCTGCTTCAGATGGTGATGCTCAAAAAGCAGTTGAACTAGCTAGGAAAGCGGAGGACTTTGGCACACTTGGTCCACTACTTCCTCAATCACTTATAAGAATGCAAGAAGATAATATGCGTAATATTTCTAACCATACTAATACGGGTGGGCAATCAGGTTATGCAGCAGATAGTGAGGAAGCCAAAGCCGCACAAGTACAAATAAATGCATTAAAACAAACTATAGAAGGGACAAAGGGTGCAAAAGAAGTAGATATGACAACGTATCAAAAAGCTTCTAATGGAGTTCACAGTGAGATAAAAGCTTTAATATCTAACTCTCCAGAGTTATTGAAATATTATGAATTTAGACCCAATGCGGATATGCCTACTTTTAAAGCGGGTATGAAAGAAGAAAATCAAGCAAAAGCAATAGCAACGCTTAGACAGCTTAGAAAAACTACTGTAGATAATTTAATTGAAACCTATCCTGAAGGTAGTATATCAAGAATTGCTCACGAAGCCGTAAAAAATAACATGATACGTGCTGGTCTTATAGCTGGTGATGTTGCTGCTCCCCTTGCCGAAACAAAAGCTGAAACATCAAGAACGCCTGTAAGAACTGTTACACCATCTGGTGATGCGGTTGAAGAAGTTGTCTATGAAGATGGTAGTATTGAAACTGTTGTTGCGGGAACAAACACACCTGTAAAATCAGTTGGTGCTATAGACGATGATATGGGAGACAAAGATTTAGTAAAACTTAACGCTACACAGAAAAAATTTCCTAAAACTGCAGAGGGTATTAAATCTTTACTGGATTCCGTAGATAAAATAAACAAAGCAAAAAATGAAAAAAGTAGCAATGAAGATATAAAAGAGGCAGTAACTGCTATCCACGGTGAAAAGTTTGCCAACATAGTAGTAGGACTAAAACAGTCAGGAATAAAAATAGATTCTGTGCAGGGTGAGATTGCATTACTTTCACTTGAAGGTAAAGATAGAGCAGATATAATTAAAGCAGTTAAAACTAAGTATCCTACTTTTGACGTATTTAATTTGGCTGCTGAAATAAATAAAGTTCTGACACAAATAGACCCAAAGAATGCAAGTAAAAGACAAGCGAACATAGAGTTAGCTAAGAAAATAAAAGAAGCACAAAGAAAAAAACAAGAAGCAGCTATAAAAAAATTTGGTAAAAACTCTGGTGGGTTAATGACTAGGAAACAATAATGAACTCTTTACTTGATGACTTAACAAATATTGCGTTAGAGGATGAAGAGGAGATACTTGATAAGCCTAGTAATATTCTATCTAGTCCAGATTTAATGAAAAAAACACTACCTAAAACTGTTAAACCGTCTAGTTTGCTTGATGATTTAACTAATATAGCGTTAGAAGAAACGGTAGAAGAAGCACCTGAAAACCCTGTAAAGACTGTAGGTGACAGAGAAAATATTGAAAAGAATAGTGCAGTGCGTCAAGCTGCCGTAAGATTTATGCGTGATAAACACGGCGTAAAAGACGTTGATGAAGACGAAGCAATGGATGAGTTTATTGAACACTTCCGTCAATTCAACGTAAATGAAATGACTGCAGCAGGAGACTATAACTATGTCTCTGCCCTTGCTGCAGATGCTACAGGTAAAACAAAACTAGATGCCAAACGTAGGGAAACCGCAAAGCAAAAACTTGCTGACTATCGTTTGTTATATACTACGTTTCAAGACTTGCCATCCTTTACAGGTGGTGTAGGTCAGACTATAGGCGATTACGCTGGTGGTGTTTTAACTGCCCCTTCCACATATTTAGGGTTACTGCTTCCCGGTGTTGGTAAAGCTGGCGGGGTTGCAGCTACGTCTGCAGCAAAAGCTGCTACACAAAGCGTTCTCACAAACGCATTTAAGACCCTACTCCCCTCTAATGTAATAAAACAAGCCGCTGCTCGTCCTGTTACTACTGCTGCCCTCGTTGAAGGAATGGCAGGTTCCGCACAGAACATAGCGGCGCAGAAAACAGAGCAAGAGTTAAACCTGAGAGATGACTTTAGCTTAGGTGAGACTGCTGCTGCTGGTGTTCTTAGTGCAGCTATGCCAGCCGCTGTAGGAGTATATCAAACTAAAAAACTAGCGCAAAAAGCAATAGAGAGCAGGACAGGTGATTTATTAGGTGAAGCACAAAAGTCTATCCTAATAAAAAATGAGGCAGCAGAAAAACTGGCAGAAGAAACGCTAAAGAAAAATAAACTAAATAAAGAGATAGCTAAAGAATTGAGTACAGCACTTAGACCGCTAGACCCTAAACAGGTTGCGGCTGGTAAAGTTGTCCGTGAAGATGTAGGTGAACAGGTTGGCCTTGGTGTTACAGATGACGTAACAGGTTTAGCTAAAACTCTTGGTGTCAAAGAAGAAGATGTAGTAGCAGAAGCACCTGACTTTGTGTTATCTCTTAATGAAGGACACACTAAACGTATATTTGCGGCAGTAACAGAATTGATGTCTAAATCTGGAAAGGGTTTAGAAGAAGGTGAACGTGTAACAGAAGCAGTAGCACGTGTAATGAGAAGTGATAAAATTAAAGACGATGACTTTGCTGTAAAGTTATTTGAGAAATATAATATAACAGGCGATGATTTTGCTAATTTGTTTATGGCAGATATTTCAGATGCTGCTCGTAAACTACAGTCAGCAGGTCAAGCCAGACAAATGTTTAAAAGGTTAAATGCTGCTGCAGGTAATGACATTTTTGAGTTGGCTACACAAACAAAAGAACTTGTAGCGAAAGCTACTAAGGATGTTGAGAAGGGTGACTTACGTGCTGGACTAGATTCACTTGGCGTTGCTACTAAAGAACAATTAAAAAGAGCCGAAACTACTCGTGCTGGTGAGTTGATGGATAAGTTGAGAAAAGCAGATGAGTTAAGACGTTCAGCTATGACCTCACAGGTAGCTACTACAATGCGTAATATGGCATCTGGCTATGCTCGTGTAGGTATTGACACATTAACTAAAGCACTAGATAGAGGGACAAGTCGCTTTGTATATGGGGCTACAGGCGGTAAGTATGGATTTAAAACTGTAAACGCACAAGATGGAATAGGTGGTGATACACTGTCCGTTTTGTTCGGCCTTATGAATCAAAAAGAAGCACAGGCAGTAGAAGCAATATTTAAGGAAGGCTTCTCTGCGAAAGCTACTTCTATGTTTAGAGAACTACAAGATGTTATAGAATCTGGTGTACCCGGTTCCGCTAAGACAAGTAAGTTAAGAACTATAGGAAAAGAATTAAATGCTTTAAATACTGCTTCAGATAACTTATTTAAACGCGCTGCTTTTGTGGGTAATCTTAAACGACAGCTAAACGAAATGTACTCTAAGAAATTAAGGGCTGGTGAAAGTGTAAATATAGAAGACTTTAATTTATCAAAAATAATTAAAGAAGGTAACTTTAATACAGTATTTGGAACTAAAAGTGGTAAAGAAGCATTAAATACTGCTATAGATGAAGCCTTGTACTTTACCTATCAGAGAAGTCCTACTGGACCTGCTGGTAAAGGTTTAATTGGGCTAGCAAATAGTATACCTTTTGTTACATCATCTTTTATTCCCTTCCCTAGATTTATAGCAAATGCTTTAAGATTTACCTACGAGTACTCTCCTGTTTACTTAGTAGAAGGTACATTTAAATCTCTTGTAAAAGATTCTAATAACTACGAAGAAATGTCAAAAGCATTAATAGGTACAGCAGGTTTGTACGGTGCTATGGCTTTTAGAGATAGTGAAAATGCAGGAGAAAAATGGTATGAGGGGCGTAGAGATGATGGAACAACTTATGATATGCGTCCATTCTTTCCTGCAGCACCATTTTTATGGGCAGCAGATATTATCAATAGAGTTAAGAATGACGACCCCATTATAGGTGATACCAGTTTTTGGACAGAGGGTTTGCAAGCACTTTCTGGAACACAGTTCCGTGCTGGTTTTGGTTTGTATGCCTTAGATAAAGCAGCAGCAGATATGGCTAGTGCAAAAGATAGTCCAGAGGCACTACAAAAAATTGGTATTAATATGGCTACTAACATCATTAACACTTATTCTATACCACTTACTTTAGGACAAGACTTATACAACACGTTCTACGCACCTGACGATGAAAGAATTGTAAGACAAAGTGATTCTTCTGATATGATGTCTTACGGCATAAACAGAATATTGTCACGTGTGCCGGGTAATGTTGCTTTAGAAAAAATGATTTCTGAATCTATTGGAATGAAAGAAAGGGATTTATATCAACCAGCAACCAGAGAGGGTGTTGTTCGTAGAGTTACCCCATTATCTAGGCAAACACTGGGTATTCTAAAACAAGAAAGAAAGAACTGGTTTGAAAAAGAACTAGACACTCTTAAAATATCAAAGAAAATTGTTAACAGCAAAACTGGTGTACCCGAAGCAGACTTTTTGCTCAATCAATTTATGGGTGAATACATAGAAGACTATGTTGTGCCTACTCTTAAAAATGACCCAGAGTATATGGGTAAGTCAAGAGAGTTTAAAAAAGAAATGATTAGACGGGCAATTGATGACTATAAAAATGACATTGTTGATATAGTCAAAGCCAGAGCAAAGACAGCAAAGGGCGATACTGAACTTAAATCTAGATATGGTTTTAATCCTATGGAAGCTATGGAGTTCAAGAATCTGCCTAAGTATGCCCAAGAAGGTGCGTACAATGAGTATCATAGACTTCACGGTATTCCTGAAAAGGGCGTTGCTGGGTATAATTATGAAGAGTTAATATTCTATGGTAAGTACTTAAAAGAAAGAGGACCACGAGAAAGTGGTAAGTAATAAAAGAGGGGGCAACTAAGCCCCCTTTTCTACTACCTGTTATCCCCATCACCCTGTAATCTATTCCTAGCTTTCCTGTCTGCCAGCTTCTCAAGATTACCTTCCATAATGCTACCAAGATTCATGTCCACTTCCTTTGCAAGCATAGCACAGTACCACAGGACATCTCCTAACTCCGCACCTATCTGATTCAGTTTATCATTATATCCTTCAATATCAGCACCGTCACGTATTAACTTCTTTACCTTATTAGCAATTTCACCAGCCTCACCAGTAAGCCCAAGAGTAATATACTCAAGGGCTTTTTCTTTTGGGAAGATGGCAGTCTCAGCGGCACGTATCTGGTATTCAGTGGCTGTAATACTACTCATCATTTTTCTCTCCTTCATCCAGTTGTTAGCTTCCTGCTCTAGCTTGTTCATGTTTTAGTATCCTCTCAAGGTTATCGTAGAATGCAGTATTCCATCCACGTACCCACTCACGATGCTGCATGGTATTCCTGTCCATGCCGCTGTCAGCCATGAAGAAACCCTTCTTAGCCTTACCACATTTACCTTTCTTAAAGGCTTCATAGCCCCACTCAAACTGTATCTTAAGGGGAGCATCGTACTTACTTAAACCATTACGCCGCATTTCTAGTCTCCTTAAATGCTTTGATTACATCAGATGAAAACAACTTCTGTAGATTTAACAGGTACATTTTTGAAGCATTGTGGTCTCCACCTGATACAACACGTTTGTTGTCCAAGTTATCAATGATGCGTTTTAGTGAGGCAGTATCGAAAACAATCGTTGCGAAAGTCTCACTACCAATGCAAAGGTTGTGGAACCAGTAATCTGATTCCGTAGCGTTGATGCCACTTGGCTTACCATAGCACTCGTATTCGATTGCAATGTTGCCAGTCTTTTGCCACACATCTCTCTCACTCTTCACCTCAATCTTCTTGTCTTGTAGCATGTCAGCTACTTGTTGCTCACGTACCTTTCCGTACTCTAGGTCAATGTCAAACTTCTTGCGGTCTTCAATCTTTGGTTCTAGGTTTTTCATCTGTAATCTCCTCTTCATTAGTTGAGGGTTGAATAAAATACTTGACAAGCATCTCTAACTTATCGTGGTAATTAGCCACTTGCTCAAGTTCCAGTTCTATAGTTTCTACAATATCGGAATGTTCTCCGATACCTGTTGTGCTATTCATATACACCTGTATGTTTGCTAGGTGTTTGTTAATGTTCCCGGCTAAGTGGGAACGTATTGCGTTTACTAATACTTCCTTCATTCAGTTCTCCTTTCTATTTTCAGGGTTAGGGTAGTAAACCTCAACCCATGATTCACAATCAGGACACTCTAAACAACTAAGTATTGTATAGTTATTGTCCGTCAGTTCCTCTACGTCATGGTCTCCTACCCATCTTAACTCTGCGTTACAGTGCCAGCAATTCATATCACGCTGCCTCTATGTCCACAATCTCACACACACCAGCAGTACAGGCTAACTCACGCCCACCAGAAGTTGTATCTTCTTTCTCAAACTCCTGAAGCAATGACCAGTCTACACTCTTTGGCATCTTTGTCAAGAACTCTTTGTATTCATCTTCATTTATGTCTTGATAAGGTGCTTGCTGATAAGTATGTTCACTGAATGGTAAGAAGCTGATACCAGATACTTCATCAAAGTGGTCATATACCCACGAGCCTACTTGCATCCACTCATGCTCCTTCACAGAGATGGTCACACTAGGCTTGTGTTCACAGAAATGACGTTGATACGTAAGCCATAGTTCAAGCTGCTCAATAGCATTCATCTGTGTCCTAGTGACTGCACCTTGAGGTGACTTCATTGGGAAGCTGAATACTGTTGTGCTATCTGGCTTCATTACATCTGCCTCTGCTGGTATACCCTGTGACATAAGGAACTGTGTGAGTGGGTCTTTGTTATCACCACGTACAGTACGTATATAGAATGGATTATGCCTTGCATGAATACCAGAGGCTGCGTCAGTAAGTTGTGACACTGTGCCACTAGGCTTTACACACGTAACAGCAGTAGACTGCGGGATACCAAGTTGTTTTGCTACTGCTGCATTAGTCTGCACTGCAGTATCCTTTAGCAACTCAAGCACCGTAGCAAGTTTATCACCTGCCGTAGCTGTTAGATTATTATCCATAATACCTGTTAATGATACACCAAGTAGTCTTTCTTCCTCTGTATTGTCTTTCCATATTTTACGTAAATATTTGAAGTTAGTCAATGTAGCTTGAAACGTGCCAAGGATAGTAGCTAGGCGTACCTTTTCTTTAAGTGTGTCGGGTGTATCACTCTCACGTACAACTACCTCTGACAAATTACAGAACTGGTATGGACGTAGGATTATCTCACTGCAGGGGTTGCAACCAAAGTCGTGGTCTGTCTCACGTCTGCCATTCTTAGCTGCTTGCTTGATAGCTGACTGTCTGTTGAAGATACCACGTTCACCTGACTTACTGTCGTACAATGACAGCCACTCACGCATGAACGTACCCATCTCAGGCTTTACTTTGTATGCTACAGAGTTATTAGCTAACGCACGTTGTCCTTCATACTCCCACCACTTACCTGACTTAGCATGAGCCATCTGGTCATCATTTAAATTAGATAAGCTAATGAGTGCCGACCTACGTACACCACCTACAACTACAACCTCACCAATCTTACACATAATGTCGTGACACTCAATTGGATAAAGCCTACGACCTGCTGCACCCTTAAACTTCTGTACAACAAACTCAAACAACTCAACCAATGGCTGTGGGCCTGATGCCCTACCACCAAATGTCTTGAGCCTAGCACCTGCAGGACGTACATCTGATACATCCCATGCTGGTATCTGACCTATATATAGCATAGCAATAAGTTCTTTTAGAGACTTTGCCCATCCCGGTCTGCTGTCACCTACTTTTATTATTGTATCTGTACGATGAAAGTCTTCCGCTACGATGGGTAGCTTGTCTATACAATGGCGTTCAACGCTAAAGCCTACCCCTGTACCACACATGAGTATGTACATGGTCTCATCGAAAGCACGGGGGCTATCTACAGGCACGTAGGAACAGTTGTATCCACCTACATGGCAGCGGTCAAGTGCGGGGCCACTTGTCATCAATGCTCTCATGCTAGGCATGACACTCTGATTGAGTACAGCCTCTTCTAACTCACCTCTCAGTGAATCAGATAGCTTATAGTCGTGACTGTCACGTAGATGCCCAGCCATATAATCAAAATATCTAGCGACAGTTTCACTCCATGTCTCCCTTCTTTGCTCATCTTCTTTCCATCTTGCATATCGGGAAAGAGCAATAAAGTTTTGGTAATCTGTTGGTAATTGGTTGCTTATCATTTCATCACTCCATAATAGTTCTAATTGTTCTTATATCAGCACCGTCTACATCATAAAAGTATTCACGTATGCCATCTTCTATTTCTTCACCGACCTGCCCATCAGCAGGTATAGGATACTCTTCTTCATCTACATCTATGGTAATAAACATTTTAACTCTTGCCATCTGCCATTACCTCTTCAATTAATTTTTCTAAATACCATTGTGCTTTTTGTAAATCCTCTAATGGCTTATCTTTATAGTCAAAACGCCAAAGGTATTTTAATATGTTACCCTGCAAGTAATATTTAAACCCCTTGTCAGTGGCAGCAGAGATAGCGTGGATGCACTCAATACCTGTTTGATTATAGTGTGGTGGATTATTTACCATATCAACTATTTTAGATTTTAGTTTAGTTTTTGTTTCTTTCTCTGCCATCAATTTCATATAATCTTCATGTCTACTCATGCTGAACCTCCTGTTTTACTATTGAAATTTAAGTGTACGATATTACCGTCATATGTTTTTTCTACACCCATTTCTTCCTCTAGTTCTACACTAATATCCATCTCATTGTCAATAACTTCCATTACATAATTATGTGCAATATCACGTATATCTTTTGATTCTTCCATAAGGGGAACAGTAGCACACATCATTTTAGCAAAGTGCATAACTTGTCCATAGTCATCATCATCCATTGGGTTATCAGGAAAAGCTATAATAGATACATCAATCTCACCATTCCATTTACCATCATCATCAGCAAATGGTCTGATACGTATAATAAAATCTTCATCCTGTATCTGTTTTTTAAGTTGTTTCATATCCATATGATTATCTCCTTTTTACCTTAGTGCCATTAAATTTTATAAACTTATTGTGTTTGTTCTTACCTTTTTCTTTCAGCCAATCCTCTGGTATGATTCTGTCATAGTAACGAAAACCATGTTTAATACACCAGTCAGCATAAGAAGATTTAGCACCTTTATTTAACTTACATCTACTATTAGTGAATACAAAACGTATGTCAAGTTTAGGATGTTGTTTTTTTATTGCTTTATGTTTACGTCTATCTGCAGCAGTGAACCTGCCTTTAGTCTCAATAATAATACCATTGTCAAGAATAAAGTCTGGCGTGTAGGTGCGGTAGGCTAGGTCTTCCCATTCAATTTTTATCCCCTCATATATAAACTTATGATTACGTTCCTTCAGGTAGATTGAAACTGTATGTTCTAGCCCACTGCGATACCCATGCTTTATTGCTGCTCGTTTAGCTTTATGCAGCAATCACATCTCCTATGTATGACACAGTAGGTGGATTTTTTGCTTGTGATTTAACTGCTGCTCTTTCTGTTAAAGTAGGCCAACAATCAAAACGATAACTACAAAACTTACAGCCATCGTTAAGTATTTGATTGCCTGTCTCCTTACCTCTAAACTTCTCTGGTACTGGTTGAAAACACTTTTCAAATTTATTCTCCTCTACTGTCTGTACTGTATCTTTAATCTTCTTAACCTCTGCTTCAAGGTCAAGACCTGTAGCTGGTACATACTTAAATGCACCATTAGCTTTATTAACTACCCACCAGCCACCAACTTTCTTACCTGATGCTTTTGCGTAGCCAGCAAGTTGACCTATATATCCGAATCCATCACCACTGGCAAGGGTGTCATAGGATTCAAATTTGTTTCTATATGACCAGTCGGAAGCTGATTTAATATCATCGACAGCATCGTTAATGACAATATCATATGAACCATTAACAGTAGTACCCCCACAGTCAAGGCTAACTTTTTCACTATCTTCATATTGCACCCCCGCTTCTTTAAGAACTCCCTTGAAGACAGCTTCAACGATGTCTCCAAGCATCATGTTCATTATGAATGTATTTGGGAATGGTAATGCAACCTCTGGCTTATTCTTTTGATACCAGAGTTGGCAGGTGGGACGACCCACATTAGACATTCTCATTTTGAAATCGCCCCGACCCTTACCACTGCCAAACTGTCTGCGCATTGCATCAGCTACATCTTTAGCAACTTGCTGTATAGTATCTTCAGAGATTTCACTGTCTCCATTAACAGCGTTCTCCATATACTGATGCAATGCTAGTTCAGCAGGATGGTTCATTATGCTACCTCTTCTTCCATTTCAATGTCTACAATATCATCAAGATTTAAGTCATCTAAATCTTTATCATTCCTGCTTGTTGATTTCTCTGCGTAAGCATTAATGATATACTCATTGTAGTTCTGCACCCAAGACATAAAGTCAGCAAACTTATCTTGGTCATCCTGCGACAAGTCTACAGTATTTGTCACATCTAATGATGCAAGAGGTAAGTAAAAGCTATTACCATTAGGCAGCTTACGCTCCTCAGTATTCAATATAACATTATGCTGTACAGGAAGTCGCTTCATCTTGGCTAACTTAGTAAACACACCACCAATAGTCTTGAATGCGTCACGATTCTCAACTTCCCATATGAATGAAGTGGTATCTAACTCAACAGGATTTCCATCCGCATCTTTAGGATTAACCAAATCAACATTGCCTAGTACTACACGTACACGTTTAATTGATTTAATCAGTTCCTTAGTCGCTTCTGGTAGTGCCTTAAAGTCTTCAATCCAGCCAGCAGGTTTACCACAGTTAAAGCCACCATCGTTATCTTTCAAATCCATGTTCAGCGTATCAGCCATCACAGTCTTAACGTAACGGTTAGGATTACCCGGCGTACCCATGATAAACTTCTTGTACATGAAGCGTTGCATGAATGGACGCATGATTGCAGATTCAGCGTAGTAAGTAGGACCATCAGGTATCTCTAGCTTGTAAGTTCCCGCCTTAACCTTAATGGCTTCTGAGCCAAGGATAGGTGAATGATTAATGCGTAGTCTAGCTAAAAACATTCCTTGTTTCTTTTGTGCTACTGCCTCATTTGCCATGCCCATAGCCTTTGCCATCTCAGCATAGTTACTCGTATCAATTGTTGTAAGTTCTGTCATATGTTAAACTCCTTTTCTGTTGTAGAATGCATAGTTATATCAGGTTACATCCTTAGTGTCAAGCCAATTCGGACCTATTTTTGCTTCTAAAAGCAAAGGAACATTAAAATTAATAGCCCATCTAGTATTAATAAGTTCAGGTAGTGCATCATTAGTAATGTCTATCACCTTGATAACCTGCGCTTCTTCGTCAGGATGTACATCAATAACAATACTGTCATGTACTGTATTCACTATACACGATTTCATACCTTTAAGCAAGGCATCAATGTGTAATAATGCAATAGGAACTACATCTGCTGTAGCGAATGATTGCACAGGGTAATTCTTTATCTGAGTAAAGTGAGAAACACGCCCTGTAGACTTACGCACCACATCAGGGAACGCAAACTCTCTACCACTAGGCGTAGTTATCTTTCTCGTGTTCACAGCTTCTTTAGCCAGTCGGGTGTGCCAATCTGCGACCCCTTTGTATTTTGCTGTGAAGTGTTCGTAGTAGGCTGCTTCGGCTTTGCTTCGTCCGTATCCTGTTGCCCCGTAAAGGGGCGCAAATGTGTGTGCCTTTGCATCCTGTCTATTCGTAGGCTGACCAGCTTCACTAATAACTTTAGCGGTGTATGCGTGTACATCAAATCCAGTAGAAACTTCTTCAATTGCAACTCCATCTTGTGATAAGTAAGCGGCAGTACGAAACTCAAGCTGCGCAAAGTCAGCTTCCATTATCTTACCACCTTCAAATCGTGACACAAATACTTTCTTTACAGGGAACGTGCCGCCACGTGGCATATTCTGCATATTAGGGTCTGCACCAGAAAACCTGCCAGTAGCAGTGCGGTGTTGTAATAACCTCACGTGCAGCAAGCCATCCTGCTTAGTATGTAAACTAATACCATCAACAAAGGATGACAGGTAGGTATCTACAGCAGATAGCCTACGTACCTTAGATAAAAAGTCAACTGCGTCAGTCATACCTTTAGACTTTGCCCCTGCTTCAAGTAACTCTAAGTTTTGCTTGCTGGTGGAGAAGCCATTGGCACTTGCCCACTTAGGTGATGGTGGCTTGAACTTTAAGCCAGCAAGTTTATCACTAGGAGTGAGCGTAAACCCAAGTGTATCACAGTTAGTACACCTACTTGGTTTTGCGAAAGGCTCTCCATTCTTCTTAGTTTTTCTTATATAACCTGTGCCGTTACACGTGGAACATTGTTCTGCCACTGTGCGGTACAACTTTGTAGTACCACCAGCAATCAAGCTACGGAAGTCTGCATCATCCATATATGGGTCAATAGCGTTGCCCCAATATTGTTTGTCCAGTACCTTACGGCTATAGATAACCCAAGACAATTGCTCCGGGCTATTTAGATTTATAGGTGTATCACCCATCAGCTTACGTACATGAGCCTGTAAGTCATTAGTAAGTTGTAACTTCTCCTGCTCAAATTCGTTACGCACTTCCTCTAGTTTAGATAAATCAACGGCAAAGCCTGTCTGATATATCTTGGTCAGGCATTTAGCCACACGGTTAGTCAGTCTTGCTGTAGACAACAGACCTGCATCAGCAGGTGTATTTAGTCTGTACCATAGTTTATCAGCAAGCTGCTGTGTAGCGTGAAGGTCAGCAGATAGATACTCAGTCAGTTCATCTAGCGGAATATCACGTGTGCTATAACCCTTCTTAAAGTACTCCTTCAGTGTGTCCTGTTTCTTAGTATCTAAGTCGTAGCGTTCTGCACAAGCCTCTAATGATAAAGGCTCCTTCAGCCCACGCTGCAATACATACTCAACAAGCATAGTATCAAACACTGGACCGTCATACTTAAAGCCAGATTCCCATAGCCATAATAAATCATGGGCTACGTTATGGCATATGAGTACGGTAGCGTGGTCAAGATACCACTGCACACGGTCACTATAATCACGCCTACTAATATGCTCATCATGGTCAAATGGAAAGTGCTGCTCTACACCTTGGTCAGTCAGTACACCCACCATAGTCAATGAGTTGTCAGGCTCAAAGGGGTCAAGGTGCATCTTACCACCACGATGTGTGACAGTGTTCTCTACATCAAGTGTTAGCTTCATCCATGATACCTCGCTGTTTGATAGTCTAGTTCAACATCTATTATGCCATGCCAACCATTAAGTTTGTTTTTAACAATATTAATATTACGTATTGGGCTATCTTCCTTTTCCCCTTCTACTTTTGTAGGGGGTTTACCAATCAAAATCATTAGGTCAGCTTCAGCAGCCTTACCTGTACGTGAACCTTCCATCATGGATTGATTAAGCTGTGACCTACCCTCTGCATCAGCAGATAACTGTGACATATAAAATACGGCACAGTCATAGTTCTTAGCAATCTGCCTAGCATAGATGGCACAAGCCTTGAGTGCCTCATCAGGTCTGGCATAGTTACCTGCCACACCAAACTTATCACCCATATCTAATACAAGTATATCAGGGTTCTCCGATTTACATACAGATTCAACCCATGCCATGTCTCTGCCACCTGCATCTTTAATCTTGATGTTCTTCATCACAGGTTCATACATAGCTTTAGCTTTACCCATGTTGCCCTTCACTTCACGGGCAGACATACCAGCAGCAGCAGTCAAATACCTAGCACCCACACGGTGAGTAGGTTCTTCATTACATAAGATAATGCACTTAGCACCCTGATGAGCAAAACCACCCGGCGCAGCAATCAAGCTGGCATGGAACGATGTCTTACCTGTGTTGGGTCTAGCACCTACCTCAATAAGCTGACCACCAGATACACCTTCGACCAGCCGTGTTACAGATGGAATGTTGAATGCCCACTTAGCTTCTAGTTCAGCTTTAGCCATGAGTGTTTCAATCGTAATGTCATCCCATTCAATGTTGAGGTTAGGTATGAAGTCATCTCCATATGCTTCAAGTAGATTACGTAACTTCTCAAGTGTATTGCCATCTCCATTGACCATATCAAAACCAATGTTAGCTACGTCCTCTCCTATAACCTGTTGAAATAATTTAGATAACACCTCTTGTGCTACATCACTACCCATAGGCTGCTCACGCTTTATCTGTCCAAACAAACTGTGATAAGATGCTTTTTGTGCCGTAGTAAGTGTAGGATTGTTTGACATAAACAACGCCTCTATCTCATCAGGCAACACAGAACGCTCATACCTATCCATAGCATCATCAATACAAACTTTAATCTTACGAACATCTGTACTAAATAATCTGTTAGGACATTTGGAACCACGATGCTCATCGTAGAACTCTTTATCCATTAAACTTCTAATCAGTGATAATTCCATTTAGCTTCTCCATATCTTCAGGGTTACGATATTTCAAATCATCAGTCAATTTAAGAACACGAACATCGTTTACATATCCTCTTAACTCTTTTGCCATTAGCAATGTCTTCGGTAGCGCATCGGGGTCTAACGCTATGACTGCTGTTGAGAACTGTGCAAGATACCTTTTATGCGATTCTTGCAGAGATGTTCCAAGTATCGCAACCCCGACAAAGTTACCGTAACCAACAACGGCTGCACTCACACAGTCCTCAACAACTACTGCGACTTTACCACAACCAACGGTATAAGGCAAGCCACTTTTTCCATATCTTTTCCATTTAGGTAAACGCTGACCAGATAACGACCTACCTGTACCATCTACCATTTTACCTTCATGTATGATAGGAAACACTACACGGCTTTCCTTTACATCATACAACAAACCTAATTCATCTATATCCAATCCCCACGTAGCACACCATCTATTCATGTGTAGATTGTCACGGTGAGGTATGATGTACGTAGGTAACTCAAATGGTGTAGCTTCAGCAAAGTCTTGAGCATTACCAAAACCTGCTCGTATATCATCGACAGATAGATGAACACGTGTGCCACCCTTAACACCACAAGACATACGATAACAATTCCATACAAGACTACCCATATTATTAGTCACAGTAAAAGTATGTTTGCCACAATTAGGACAAGCCATTCTCTTAGTATGTCCATTAGCTATATCTAACTCTTTAACTATATTATATATATTCATATGTATATCACTTTCCTTTGCGGCAGTTAAATGCTTATATCACGAGTTCTTACGTGCTGTCAAGGCTAATTCTGCACTTTTTCTTGTATTTTTCATGTAAGGTTTTACTGAACTAGGATTAGCGTGTCCTGTAACCGACATAATTTGTCCCATACCGACACCTGCTTCAACCATTTCAGTAGTGCCTGTTCTTCGTAAGTCGGACAACCTAAGTTCTTTAGATAATCCTGCTGCATCCATCAATGCTCTGCCATACAAGGGTAGTTTTTGTAGTGAGTAGGGTCTGTACTCACCTTGTATAGCATATGGACGTGGGGCAACATACTTCTGAAATCCAAAGTCTTGTTCTTGCTGCTTCAACATCTCAAACAAATCATCTTCGATAGGCAGATGCACATCAGCATGACGCTTCGATTGTTCTATGTGAACAGTCTGTGTTTCAAAGTCGATGTTATCCCATACAAGCATACGCATATCACCTAGTCTCTGACACCATTCGTATGCCATGTGAGCAATCAAACCTATGTTACGGGTGCTAAAATCGCTGTAGGCGGTGTCTAATAGCTTCTGTACATCTCCCCTACCCCAAATAATCTTACGCCTCTCTACGGTGCGTCTACGTATGTTAGCGAAAGGATTGAGTTCACAGAGTTCCATTCGTAAGCCATGATTAAATACGATTCGGGTCACTGACATTATATGATTAGCCATGTGAATACCCTTCTCGCACCACTCATTATATGCAACTTTAGCTACACGTGTGGGTAGTTTTTTATAGTTGAGTGTGGACAGCTTTTCACCGTCCACCTCTGTGTTTAACATGACCCCAAGAAAGTATTCATATTGTTTCTTAGTTTCATCACGTAAGTTCCTGTAATCGTAGGAAGAATAGTAATCCTCAACTAATCTTTGAAGTTCCTGCTTGGATGCCATTATCAGTATCTCCTTTCATAAAACTCAAAACCAAACTGCTTACAGTACTCTTCTATCGTATCTAGCTTTGGCTTAAAGCCGCCCTCACAACGAATGTTCTTTTTTAGATAAGCAAGAGCAGCCTCTTCTGTTTCGTACTCATCATAATCTTCTTCAGAGTAAAAATCATCTATGCAGGTTGCGTCCTCTACGTCATACCAGTATTTGATTATGTACTTAGATTTGTAAGTGTATCCAGATGACGTAACACCTCTTGGCTCTTTCAACCAGCGTTTATACTCTTCAATACGTTGAACTAATCTGGTCAACCAGAAAGGGCATCTATGCTCTAATTCACCTGTCCGGATTAACTCATATGCTATAGGAAGCCACCGTGTTAGCGGCTCCCACTTGTTTGTTTCAGGATGGATAACTACATCTTTCCATGTGTATTCTTGTACCTCACCAGCTTCATTAAAGATAGCCATTACGCTGCAATCGCCTGAAACTGCGGTGTATCAATCCAACCAGCCACATCAATCTCACGCTTGAACATTGAGATAGCTTGTGTGTCATTGCCTGTGTTACGCAGGTTGAAACCATTACGCTCATCAGCATAGGTAGCATAGTTAGTGAAGGCAGAATACAATGCCCACAGATTGCGACCACGCACACCAGCTTCTTGACTATATAACGTATGCATCTTCTCAGCCTTGCGGTCAGATTTCATAATGCCCTCAAGTAATTCTTTGACATTGACATGAGCAAGGCTAGTGTTAGCCCAACGCTGCATCTGTTCTGCTTGTGCAGTGAAGTCCTGTTGTGACTTCTCAAGTTCAAAGATAAACCTGTCAAGGCTAAAGTTGCTAGTGTTCTTACGCATTACCTTGTCATGCTTACCCCGGATTTGACCATTGAGGCAGAAGAAGTCGATAGCACCAAAGATAGTGGTGTTAGAACACGTACCGTTTACACCATGCAGGGCAATGATACGCTTCATCAACGTAGTCTCATGCTTGTCAGTAGCAATCTTGGCAGTCACGTTAGGTAGTGTCATGTCCATCATAGCCCAGCCATCTTTATGTGCGCTGCGCCAATTAATCTGTGCGCCTTCCATGTCAAAGTCAGACAGTGTTTGTGTCGTAGTGTCCATGACATTACGGAAGAAGTCACCGTGTGATGCACAGGTAAAGCCGTTACCTACGATGCCGATATAGTCACCAGTATTCTCATTGATGACATACTTCTTGTCGTCCACCTTGGTAGGCTCAAAGGTTACGTTAAAGTCTAGGTTTTCTGGTACATATTCTAATGGCATGATAATTCTCCTTTGTAAATGTTAACTGTTGTTGTGTTATATCAGAAAAAGTTTACGATGTAAACCCCACTAATATAAAAAATATTAGTAATCCAATTATTATATCCATATGTTCTCCTTTATCCTATGAGTAATATTATTAGTGGTATTACGCTAATCCATAGTAACAAGTCCATATTTGTTATCCTTTCAAATTGAATTGAAATTGTAGTGTATCCATTGCATCTGACAATTCTTGCAGGTCAAATGCAGTCACGGCTCTGATACCACCCATGTCAGGGTGCAGTGCAGTATCAAGCACAGTATCCAACAAATTATGCACAGATATAACAGCCGCACGTTGCTCCATAGACAACTTGGCTATCCTGTTTCTACGATTGATGCGTTCCTTCTCACGCACGTTGTGCCAATACTCTATTCGTTCATCTTGTGTCATGTTCTCTAGTTTTTTAGCCATCTTCTAACTCCTTCTGATACTCTGTCCATGCGGCATAAAATACCTCGTTAAAACTGTGGTAGTTGGCATCCTCAAAGGCAGCAGCCGCTACCTCAAAGATGTCTTGCCCACTCCAATTAAGTGTTTGCGATAGGCGTATGCCTCTGATTTCATTATCATTCATGCTCACCACCATTACCTCTGCCAAGCCCACCGAAATACTGTGGCCTACGCTTGGCTGTTTCAAATACACCTGCCGTAATGAACACACCTGCTATCAGCAAGGCATGTGCTACGGCACTGATACCGAACACGGTGATAGAGCCGACAGACATTCCAAAGATAATACACCACATCCAAGCCAGCAATTGCATGACCATATGCCGTGTATTTGTATCAGGTATGTAGGACAGTGGGTTGTGTTTACTGTCCATGATTAGGTTGTATAGTTTAATCATCTGCGTTTTCCTCAAACTTACAACGTGTCGTGTAGTATGCCATCATCATAGCAGCCATCTCTGGATAATATTCCCAATCAGGTTTACCGCCAGACTCAAACTGATATTGAATCTCTGTGTCAAGTGCTACCAGTATGGCGTTCACTTGTTTCTTTGGTAGTTTAAGCGTCATCATTTATTTATCTCCTTTCACAATATCTCTTACGTCAATACAAAAGCATTGCTGTTTAGGATAATCAAAGCCACGTTCTGTCGCTGCCACATGACAACCAGACAGGTACTTGTGGCTAGACCATATCTCCAAGTGTATCTCTACTGGTGTCAGAGTACCCATGCAAGCCAACACCACGCCAGCTATCTCATTCATCGTCAATCTCCTTCACAAATAGTTCATGTGGTATCTTATCCCACTCCTCACGCCTAATACGCCACTTGTCATGCTGTATAGGTGTGCAGAAGCGTACCCACTTACGGCCTACGTTTACCCACACAAGGCGTGTACCGCATACTGGATAGCGTGTGTCATAAAAGTCACACCTATACAGATTGGCATTAGCCCACACTTTCTCTGGTGGTCTAGGTGTTATCATATTAATGCTCCTTCAATGTATCCATTACTAGGTATATAATTATAGCCAAGCCTACCACCAGATACCCAATGATGAACAGGTCATCCATGCCCAAATCAGGCATCTGGTTTTGTACGCACAGGATTGTGTTACAATCAAAAATCATCATCAGTAATCTTTGTATGACAAGTGCTTTTGATTTTCTCCCACTCATCATCCTCTAGTTTTCCTTTGATTGCTTCCCACTGGTCTACTATTCCATGCCACATCTCAGGCTTGTCATCCCTCATCTCAGGCATGGTGTGAAAAATCTCCAAGTAATCCTCGCGTATTGCGTGAAGTTTCATTCTATCTTCTTTTGTCAAGTTTTCTACAGTCATTGGCTATCTCCTTTTCGTTGTTCAGCACTATGGTTTGTGTGACAGGGAAAGCACAGAACCCTGCACTTATTTATTTCCCTTTGTATAGTAGACCAAGACCTACCAGACATATCACACACATTATATAATTTACTTGCCTTATCCAAGTGGTCAAACTGTAGTATAGAAGCTACATGATTGTAGTATGCTTTCCTTTCCTTACTTGTCTTAAAGACATTGATGCTAAACCCGCACTGCTCACAACCTCTATCCATTTTGATAGCTGTAATTTTAGCACGAACTTTTGCGTGTCTTTCTCTTGTGCGTTTCATTTTATTCTTGTCATTCTTTTCCCATATCTTTTGTGTTCGCCAGTCGAGTATACGCTTACCTTTATATCTGCGTATACCCCATAGTTTCATTCCGTCCTTGCGAACATGACCACGCTTAAATGTTATGCCGTAGTTCTCAATAGAATATTGCATAGGAACACTCCCGGTTATATATTACTTAGCTTGGTGAATAACGTAGTCAGTACCCTTCTTGGATACAATACGATACAGATTATGAAATGGGTTGCCATAGTAACGAACGTGCTTGCCATCGTTAACCTGTAAGAACTTGCCGCTAGCTGATGCCCCTACATAGTATTTACCCATGCGGTTGAAGCTACGCTTGTTCATGCGGTCAATGCTAGGCTTCGTGCCTGTCAGTGCGTTGAGGATGTTAGTCGCTTTTACTGTAATATATGACATGATATGTCTCCTTTTCAGTTGGTTAAGATTTCGTGTTATTTAACACGTTTTTACGATGCTTGTGCAAGACGCTTGGCGAACCTAGCAGCCTTACGTTTAGTAGTCTTGGCCTTATTAACGTGCCGCCAATGGTCACGCTTACCTTCAGCCTTTGGGGTTTTCAAGTTCTTCATTGCTTCGATTTTTATTTGCATCTGCTTTATCCTTCTTTCGGTTGTACTTAGTTTTGTCTGGCACTGCTTGTGTCCTGCGGCGAGACAGTGCCATAGCCCTCGCCACTGGATTAACTATATTAGGTTTGATTCTCATTGTCAAATGCCTCTACACCTTCAAGGGTTATCTCAATATACTCAAGCATATCTTCATCTTGTCGTCCTAAACAGCCCTGTTTTCTCAACATAGTTACGTCATCCCTTGTCATATTAAATTCATCTATGATATGACCAGCGTATTCAAATCCAGCGTTATCTTTAACACCTTCAATCCACGCCTCAATAGCCATTGACATATCCAATAACCTACTCATTATCATTCTCCTATTTTTTGTAACCTCGTTACATTTTTACCCCATGACCGCAACGACATGAAACATAGACACTTCATCACCTGTGGTCAGTTTCTTGTTGGCGCGATTGCCAGCAACATACTCGCACCAAGTGTTCCACCAATACTCAGAGCCGCCAGTCTTGCGAGTAAACGCCACGTAGTCGGCAATCTTCTTGCGCTTAGTCTCAGGCTTCACACCCTTGGGGAACTTCAGAGAAGTACGAGGCAAGCCTAGCCTGTCACAATTATGGCTGTCAATACACGCCACGTCTAGCCCACACATCTGTGCCACAAATGCCGCTTTGACAATGCCCAGATTAGGCACATTGGTGAGAACGTCAATAGCAGCCACTGCATCACCAGTTTTGATAGCTTCCTTGATTGCTGCATAGATAACACGTTTGTGTTCCTGCATATAGAGGTAGCCATCACGCTTGTTACCCCACAAATACTTGCTGCCAGCACCATTGGTGTCGATGTCATCCATCTGCATTGGTGTGGTGGATAGACCCGCCTGAATGGTGGTAAGCACGAAAGTGGTCACACGAGCCAAGTTGTCGGGGTTCTTCATTGCAAACTTGGCAATCTTTTTACAATCACGATTGTACATTTTTAGTCTCCTTTTTGTAACGCCGTTACACTTTAGTTTGAATGAAAGCGGTCAAACACCACCTTTTGTGCGTACATACACGCCCATGCTTCACCATCTCCTTTGGCAAGCAATTCAGACACTAGCACCTTCCATGAGTGCCAATCAATAGGGTCAATGCCTTCGCATGAACAGTCAAAGCAATAATCCGCATACATATCCCGCCGCATTACCGCGAAAGGTGGGTTGGGTTCGGATGTTGTAAATTGATGTATTGTCATTTTGTAACCTCGTTACATTTTGTTAATCGGTTAAACACTTTCGATTATTCATATTAATAAATAATCAATATCACGTCAAGTCAGCAAGCCTAGCCTGTTGCTTGGCAATGATATGTTTGCGCCTGTGCAATTCTTCTGTCCATTGCGCCTCAAGATATGTTTTCATTGCGCTATCACCCATGCCTGTATTCAAAACATGATATACGCGCAAGTCTCGTTGGCGTTCTATGTTTGGGATTGTAGGCCAAAAAGATTGCACATTACCCGATACAATTGGCACTACATTACCATTTTCAAAACCTTTGTTTTTCATTTTGTATCACCTCGCTGTTTTGTAACGCCGTTACATTTTGCTGTTAAAACTTAGCCGCTTTTCGACCATTACTTATATTAGCAAATATAGAGTGTCGTGTCAATATCTCGACACCCACACCCACCACCCCACCACTATGATAGTAACCAGCCACGACCACACCACGACCGCACCACCAATAGGATAGTACCATGAAAAAATCATGGTGTGCTGTAGGCATAAAAATAGGCCGGAATAAATCCAGCCTATCAGTTTATTTTGTAACGCCGTTACATTTTAACCAGCAAGTGATTTTAATTCTGGCAATTCAGGTTGCGCTTTGCGCTTTGCGTTAATCATTGCGCTTTCTATTGCTTCGTGATTACCTTTTTCCACCCATTTCCAAAAAGCTTTTGGATTACCTGCAAAGGCATTGCTGATAAATTCGTGATACAAAACAGAAACAGATTTTTCGGTTGGCGTATCGAGTAAAGCATCATCATTGCCATCATTGCCGCCTTGCCCATCACCTGCATCATCATTGCCTTTTGGCTCATTTGGTTTTTTGAAATAATCAGTAGCAAATTGACGCAATGATGAAATAGCCTTTTCATGGTTAGCAATCATTGCCTTAAAATCTACATCATCTAACGAATGTAAATCTTCACTTGCACATTTACGCAAGCCTGATAAATCCATAGCAACGGCGCGATTTTGCTTTCCTTCACTATCAAAAAACGCAGGTAAACCGCCTTTATTCATAGCTACATAAAAAACCTTGTTCTTATCTTTTTTAGCATTTGCTTTTGCTAATTCAGCATTTGCCATTATTTCTATTGCCGCCTTAAATGCTAACGGGTTTTTCCTAATATCACTATCAAAAGATTTGGCTTGTTTTGCTTTTTTGGCGATTAGGGCATTTGCTGTTTCAATATGATTAGTCATGGTTTTAACATCCTTTTATTTGGTTATGTCTTTATTGACCTTGTTAGATTGCGCCTATTTTAATCGAATGTAAATAGTATTTTGTAACGGCGTTACATTTTATTAGATAAAGGTTTAGTGTGTGACATTTATGCCACACCTAGGATAGTTGTTCACGCTATGTTCCCATTAGGATAGTTGTTCTTGCTTTGTTCTCATAGGGGTATAGTATGCAGATTTTATGCATCGCCGTTATTGTTTTGTAGCGATTTATAAAGTTAGGCATTGCTAACATTGTGTTAGGTGGTAACTGATAAGCAAACAGTTTGCAGCATTGCAGCCAATTTGCCCAGAAACGGCAGTATTCAGCCAGTTTTCAGCCCTATTTTTTTATTTTCAGCCATCAAATCAGGATAGTTTGTCAATATCTGGCACAATTCGGCATGATTTGAGGCGGGCGGGCAGGGGCCACGGCCCGGGTATACGTATACGTACATGTATAAACCCACAGATTAGGTATTTCAACTGTTAACCACACGGGTAACTGACAACTTTACATGCTCAAGTATTGTGCAACTGCCTATTTATTAGGCATATCTAGACTACCCTACGGGACCATTTCGCCTATTCAAATAAATTGCTTGACAAGCCCTATAAAATATGGTATAATTACTTATAACTAAACACACTTAAAGTGATTACACTTAAATGTCTATATAGTTACTCTATAAAAACTCTATAACTATAACACTTAAGTGAATCAAAGTTAGTCTCCCCTAAATTTTCTTTGCTAACTCACTTTAACTATAAACACTTATAGTGTACTATATTCGTACCAACATATTCGTGCTAATATAAAGAAAGTTCTTGACAATGGCAAAGAAATCTGTAAAACTATACACAGATAATGTACTTGATGCATTCTATGATGCTATCCGTACCAATACACTAGACCGTTTGCACATACCGCACAGCGATGTGTTCTATGTGCGTAATGCATTGGAGACTAGGTTCACCCCA